CTGCGCCACCTGCGCGCCCTGGGCAAGCTTGCCCATTTCACGGCTGCCAGCTTCGCCCACATCACGCAGGCCCTGCTTCACTTCCAGCGCGCCATCCATACCAAGACGGATGGCAACCCTATGCTGCGTCTGCGCCATCGGTTGCCTCCTTCTCATTGCTGGCTTGCGCCATGCCGGTGCGGATCGCGACCAGCATCTGCGCTGCCGGCCAACCTGAAACACCACCTTCGCGCATCAGCGCCAAGGCGGCCGAAATATCCAAAGAAAGCCCGTTCATATCTGCCTGGACGCAACCCATGGCGGCATGCCAGGCGGTGAAGCCTTCCGCCGATTCTGGCGAATTCGCTTCATAAGGGCACTTGTCGTCGCAGCTTTTTTCGAGTGCGGCGCAGCCTTTGCAGTATGCGGGACCGGCACCGAAGTGCCATTCGGCGCGGGCCCTTAGCCGTTTCCCTCAGCACTCACTACCTGGATGGGGCGCAGCGCTGCATCCCAAAAGGCGCTGGCCATGGCTTCAATATCCATCAGCCGTTCCGCCGCATCGCCGGTCAGGGGCAGCGGCGCATCATCCGGCCCCACCACACCTTCCCAGGCTTCAATGGCAAAGCGCGCCAAGGCCTTCGCCATTAGCACGAAGGCCAGGCCCCGGCTGATGTCGGGGTCCAATTCACCGCCGGCGGCTTCTGCCGCTTCCCGCCCCAAGCGCGCGGCGCGGTGCTGCGCGGCGGAAACAATGGCCGTGGTGACGGGCTTGATCCGCACGCGCACACCATGCGGCAGATCGGCCCAGAAGGGTTCAACCGGCAGGTCCAGCTTAAGCATAGACGCCTGCCGCTTGGCTGTTGCGCAGCACCACGGTCATCGCGCGGGTAGCCGTGGCATTGAAGGCTGCGCGGAAGTCAAACGTGGCTTCCACCCCGGCTGGGCCGGTGATCGGCGTTTTGGCAAGCGCCAGATACGCTTCATGCACCGTGAAGGTCAGGCTGGTGTTTGCGTCAATCGTATAGGCAAAAGCGAATTCCGCGCTGGAACCATTATCCGCCTGCGTCAGCAGCGTGGTGTTTTCGAAGCGCGTGGTGACCTGGCCGGTAATAAGCGAAACGCCGGGGTCAATACCTTCCAGCTTGCGATCCGCGCGAATGGTGCGGACCATTTCCATATTGTTGTTGAAGTTCAACCGCGCGCCAGTCACCTGTGCCAGGGCCGAACCACCCCGGCTGATGCTGCCTTGGTGCTTGCTGAAGCGCTGATAAGCCGCGCTGGTCGGCGTGCCGGCGGCGGTTGTGCCCGCGCGGCTGCTGCCCTGCGCCATCAGGCCAATGGTGGCCTGGGCCGCGCCGGTTGGGCTGAAATCAATATCCAGGCTGCCCGCCCGGGCGCCTACGCAGACCTCGAAGGAAGGCACATCGGGATGCGCAATTTCGATGGCCTGGGATGGCAAGCTGGCCGCGCCGGAAGCAAAGGTGTGGATGAAGTTCGGATTGCTGCCCGTGGTGGTCGGCGCGCCAAACAGCATGCGCAGCCAGTGACCGATATTGATCACGTCAATCGGCACCACGGCATTGCCCTGCACCGTGATAATGTCCTGGAAGGGCGCGGCTGCGTCGCGGTTATTGCCTGCCGCCAGCACGTCAGACTGAATCAGGGGCTGTTCCGCGCTCAGGTCAATAGACATGAACGGCATGCGCAGCCAGTTACCACCAGGCGCGGTGCCATAGGTGGCTTCCTTGATCATGTTAATGCGCCCATTGGCGCCAATGGCACGCGGCATGGCGGTATCCTTCCGGTCAGGAAAGCGGCGTTTCGGCCGCGGTGAATTGCAGGGTTACAGAAAAGCGCGCGGCACGAAGCGCGGCGGCGCCTTGAAATTCAATGTCTTCCAGATCGGCGGTGCCGATTTCGGCAAATTCCACCGCACCGCCCAGCGTGCGGTTGGCGGACACGCCAGCGGCCAAAGCCACCAGCAAAGCATCAATCGCGGCGGCGCGGGCGGCGGCAGTATTGCCGGCCACCACCACTTCCACTTCGGCGGCATGTTCAATGTGGTAGCGCAGCGGAGACATAATGGCTTCAGAAGTCACCACTTCCCCATCCCGCACCACCACCAGGCCGCCAGCGGGCAGGCTTTGCGGGTAGGGTTCGTTGCGCAGCACCACGGGCTTCGGCGCGGGCCGGGCGGCGGCGGAGGTAGTAATCTGCGCGACCAGCGCGGCAATCGCCGTTTCACGTGCGGACATTTGCGCGGACCTCCCTATCCCATTCCGCGACAAAGCGGCCCGGGATGCGCGCGGCGGCTTGTTCGGCTGGCTTGCGAATGTCCAGGCGCTTGGGCAGTTTCACGGCGGGCGTCAGGATGAACATGGGCAGCATGCCCTGCTTCAGCAGGCCGCGCGCCCAGGCTTCACGCCCCTTGCGGTTGCCAGTGCCCACTTCCGCCACACCGCCCGCCATCAGCCGCGTGCGGCGCTGCTTGCCGGTGTTTTCGCCACGCTTCAAAGGCAGGCACCAGACAAAGCCCTTGCCGGATTTGAATGGCCGCATGAAAGCTTGCTTGCTCGCCACCATCTGCGCGGGCGTCACGCGCATGCCGCCATTGCCCCGGCCACGGCGCCCGCGATCCGCATTGAAGCCAGTGGGGATTGCCAGAAACTTCTTTCCACCCTTGGGCCGGATCAAAGCGCCTTTTTCGAAGGCATCCACAATGGCCGGCACCTTGGACCAAACCAGCCCCGCCGCGCCCAGGCTCGGCCTGCGCGGAAAGGTGCGGGCGCGCCAGGCATTGCCAATGCCGCGCCCCTTAGGGCCGAAAGCGGCACTGATCTGGCTGCGCAAATCAAGCTGCAGCCGGCGGGTTTCTTCGCCCATCACGCGGGAAGCAGCGCGCGCGCCGCCTTCCGCTTCCTGCTTCATGTATTCCGCGATATTGCCGGTGACCTGCGCCACAAACTTCATCGGCGGCACATCACCTGCCAGGCCGTCTGCGTGACATCACGCATAGGCTGCGAAACCACAGTCAATTCCGCCCCATCCGCCAAGATGAAGACATCACCAATGGCCACATCAGGCAGATCAGCCACGGCCACGGAAAGCACATCAGTCGCCTGCACAATGCCGGTGCCGAAGGCTTGTTCTGCCGCGTCTGGCGCGGTGCGGATGGCGCGCAGGGCAACACCTGGCCCGCTGCCACCCGCATAATACGTCACCGCTTCCGCCATGTTTGCATCCGCGACAAGCGCGGCCATGGCGGTAGCGAAGGCGTTCATGATTAAGCAGCCAGCGCGTTCGGCTGGCCGAGCTTCACCAAAATGTCAGTATTGTCGCCGCCCGCATTGGCAGCAAGGCCCACATGCCAGCCGATGCAGCGGTTGCTGGTGGCGGTAGTGGTGACGCGCTTTGCCGTGTCATCCCAGAATACGCGGACGCCAGCATTGATGGTGCCAGTGGCCTTGCGCAGTGTGAACACGCCTTCGGTATAAAGCACCGCAGGCGCGCCGGAAGCCGCATCGGCTGCCACCACACCAAACATATCACCCAACAGCAGGCCCTGGCCGGCAGCAAGGATGGCAGGAGCGGTGATGTCAATACCATCGCCCGCCTGAACAAAATTCTTCATCTGGATTGATCCTTCACAGGAAAATGGGGAAGCCCCGGGCGCCCCATGCGCCCAGGGCCATCAAAATTAGGCCGGCGCAGCGCCCGCGTTGAAGAAGCCGCCGCGGAAATCCATGGCGCCAACCGCAAAGTCATGCACCACTTCAACCACCGTGCCATCCACACCCATCGGCTGGCCCACGCGCACTTGCGGCACTTCATTGTCGCCCACATAGCCGTACACATAGATCGGCGCGGCGGCAGGATCGGCGAACAGATACCAGCGGTTATTCGGGATATTGGCATCCGAAACCACTTCAAAGCGGCCCGAGAAGGGGTTCACATTTCCAGGCGCGGAAGGGACCACCGTGGAAGACGCGAACTGCGCCGCCACAAATTCCTGAATGACCGAACACACCAGGTAGCGCGGCTGAATGTTCAGCTTCAGGCCGTCCAAGCTGGACTGTGCCTTGATGGCATTGAAGCCAAGGCCGAGCGCCACCGCAGTGACGGCGCTGGCGGTGCCCGCCTTATTGTTGCGCGTGCCGCCAGCGGCAAACACCGCCGCGCTGCCTTCAGCCAAAGTCGGGCCGTCGCCGGAAGCGGTATTCACCACGCCATAAGCCGTGGCGTTTTCCCAATCCGCAATACGGCGGCCGATCATGGTGCCGAAATCAGTAAAGGCGCCAAGGTCATCATTCACCAGCATCTGGCGCGTCACGGACACGCCGCGCGCATAAGTGGCCGGCGTGATCTGTTCGCGCTTTTCGCTGACAGTGCCGCGCTTGATTTCGCCGCCCTCACCCAAAGCCTGCAGAGACGGAAAATCACCCGCCGTCAGGAAGGAATGCGCCTTGAAGTCATTGAAGCGGCGGCGCGCGAAAAACTGCCGATAAGAAGGGGATGCCAGCGCATAGCCCGCTTCCAGCATTTTGTTGCCGGCATTGGCCAACAGCAGCGGGAAGTCAGACGAAGTGTGAAAGGCGCGGGCGATCAGCTTTTCACGGTCACGGGAAGAAACCCGTTCACCGCGCGCCTGCGCCAATTCAATCAGCATATCGGAAGGGCGAAGGCCCGCAAAGTTGCGCCACTGGCCTTCACCTGCCTTGCTGGCAACCGCCGGCATGTGGCGGGCAGCAATGGCAGTCGCCATGGCTTCAACAATATTGGCCGGGTCTTCATAGGAACGGCCAAATTGGCTCACCGCACCAGGCTTCAGGGCCGGGCGGGCTTCATCGGCAGCCACAATGGCGCCGAACAATTCCGCACGCAGCCAGGCCGCGTCATGGTCACCGCTGATGGCGCGCGCCTTCAGTGCGTTGACCTGGGTTTCATCCAGCCCTTGGGAACGCGCCAGACGGGCGGGTTCTTCCAGGCTTTCAATGCGCGCGCGTTCCTGCGTGCGCACCGCACTGACATCAACCGCCTGGGCGGCAGATGCCACATTATTGTCGCGCGCCTGCTCGGCGGCGGGGACCGTAGTATCGGCCATGCTCTCTCCTTCGCGCCTAGGCGCGTTGTTGCCTTCTGCCGTGGTAGCGGCACCGGCCGCACGCACCTGCGCGCTGGCATCGGCCGGGATAGGGACAAGCGAAATCTCGAACGGGGTCCACTTCTTGGCGGTGCGGACCAGCACATCATCCGGCCCGCGCGATTCCTGCCAATCTTCAGAAGCAACCTGGTAGCCGACAGACACATTGCGCAGGATGCCATCGCGCACATCATTCAAGATGGGCTGGACTTCATCGCGCGCAGAAAAGCGCACCTGGGCGCGGCCTTCGCCATTCGTGATCCAGGCGCGCTCAACCACGCCGATCACATCACGCAGATCATACTGGCCATGTGTATTCAGCAGCGGTGCGCCGCCATTCAGCCGGGCCAGGTCCACCGCTTCTTCAGTCATGGCCAGTTCTTCGATAAAAGGCTGGCCACTACGCCAATCGGTACGGCGCACGCGGGCGCCGGTGCTCCACACCAGATCAACCGTGCGGGTATCCGCATTGAAGGTGCTGGGCGCAAAGCGCGCTTCAAGCCGCGGCACTTCCGCAGTTTGCATTTCAGTCATTCGATTTTCCTTCAGGCTTCCGCTGCGTCATTCGCCGCAAGCTGCACCGCCGCGTTTTGCTTGGCATCCTGCGCGCCACCGGATTTGGCGACATAGCGCGGGTCAGTATCCAGAATGACGCCAAGTTCCTTGGCCTTCTTGTTCGCCTTGGCGATCTTCGCCATGACTTCATCGAAGTTTGAACCGAACATGCCCACCGCTTCATCCTGGCTGATGAAGCCAGCGCGCACTTGCGCGATAAGCGCGGCGGTATCTTTGCTAGGGTCCACCATTTCAGGCGCTGGCGGCACATGGAAAGGCGCCAAGTAATCGGATGGGAACAACCCCAGAAGCGCGCCCTGCGCATGAAAGCGCCGCGCCACGCGGCTGATCAGCATGGGGACCAGCATGGTATATTGCACTTGTTCCAGCAGCCGGCGGAATTCAATCTTGCCCGCGCGCAAGCTGGAATAATTTGCCTGTGACAGATCGCCCGAAACTTGGTCATAAGTCAGGCCCGCGCCAACCGAAATGGCTTCCAAATGGCGCCTGGCGTAACCCGCATGATCGCCGCCGCCCGATGGGTTCACCGTTTCAATGGTGCCGCCGCCGCGCCGGTACAAAATCTGCTGCGGTTCCAGATATTCAACCTGATTCCCTTTGGCATCT